CGAATCCGCAAAAGTTATTCAATCTGAGATTCACTCTTGGGCACTTCGAACTTCAAACCTTGCGAAAAGGAGAGCACCTTACAGGACTGGAAATTTGGCCCAGTCTATAATCGGCTACCGATACGGTTCTGGAGCCGGAGTTTTCGCAACAGTTGATTATGCAAAATATGTCGAGCCACCACCTCTTGGTGTGACAATGACAAGGCCAATGACAAGGACACAGTATCTCTACAACTCGGCAATGGAAGAAGTCGACAAGATGGTCGACAGGATATCAAAGAAATTATTGAAACTAATAGGTGAGTAAATGGACTTCACTTTCACAGGGGAATTTTACAAGCTTGACGAAAACGACAGGCTTTTTATCTATGGTCCGGCATCAGCCGAGATTCTTGACACGCAAGGCGACATAATAGAGATTGATGCCATAAAAAAGGCGTTACCCCAGCTACTGAAAAGGGCTCGGGTTACAGTTGACCACAAGGATCAGATTGTGGGCGAGATAATCGAGTCCTACACCAAGGCCGATTTGACCTTCAAGACGGAGGTTCGGTTGCCCACAGATGACGAGCTCTCAAAGTTTAGCAAACTTGAGAAGGCAAAAGAAGCGTTGTTTGTCCTTGCGGAAATATGGAACGACACCAAATATTGTTCAGAGATTAGAAAGGCAATTGAAAAGGGCCAATACCGCTCATACTCAATTTCAGGCAACGTGGTCAACTCTCGACCATGCAAGTCTGATGAGAACTGTGCAAGGATTGTTTCAGACCTAAATTTATCGGCAGTAACAATCTGCCAGAATGGAGCAAATCCGGCTGCACAGTTTGACATCCTCAAAGAGGAGAATAACATGACAGAGGAAGCAAAGAAAACCGAAGAAACAAAGGTCGAGGTCGAATTTGTAACAAAGTCCGACTTTGAAACCTACAAGGCAGAAATGCAATCAAAGCTTGAGCCTCTTTCAAAGATTGATGAGATTTACGACCTACTCAAAGCAAAGAAAGAGGAAAAACCAAAAGAGGAGCCACAAGTCGCAAAGGAAGAACCAAAACCTGAACCAAGCGAAGGGCTCAAAATAAAGGTCGAAAAACTGGAAGAGGAACTCAAAAAGTTCAGGAACGAGTTCAAGCCAGTCCAGACATCAGCAGATGTTGAAGCAAAAGAACCAACGGTTGACGAGATTGTTAAATCCCTATCAAGGATTAAATTCGAATAAAGGTGAAAAAAATGGTAACACCACTATTTAAAAGTTACGAAGCAATGCTTGACTATTATTACTGGAAACCTCTAAAAGATTCCGGTTTTGATGTCAAAGTTTTACAAAAAGCATCAAAGATAAGCGAACTTGATGAGGTCATTGATGGCTTTGAAATCAGAAAAGAAAACGCACCAGTCATAACATCCACAACAGGAATAAGGAATATCCTATACGGTGCAACGTTAAACTCACAAGTCGTTACAGAGGCAAACGCCTTTTCCATACTTCCAAAGAAGCCTTGGAAATCGGGTTACAGGGCAATCACTGCCGCAGGACTAACCACAGGTGGTGATGTAACAGAAACAGGTGCAGTTCCAGACACACTAAAACCAACATTTGCCGCCGTCGATGTCACACCCCACAGAATCCAGAGATCCACAAACATTTCTGAAACTGAAATGCTCCTTGAGGGAAAGGACGACACAGTAAAATGGTCAGACATCATAAACTACACCGCATCAGAATTCAAGAACACCTTGAACAGGAACATACTTGCAAACGCTGACGGTGCGGCAACTGACGGGACAATTATCACCCCCCTTGACAGGATCATCGGTTCTTATGATGAAGTGGCAGACACAGAACTGACCACAAACGAAGGCGATGTCTACGGTATTGACAGGGATGCGGCCGCTACCTGGACCGATGCACAGGTAAGCCACGCAGGCTCCTCTGGAACTGAGACCGACAGGACCCTAACGCTTGGATTAATCGACGACGTTATTGCTGCATGCGAGCCTTATTGGGATTCTGACAAGAACAAGGTCATACTCACAGGTTACGACACTGCCGCAAGGATTGCACAGCTTGAGAGGCCAAAAGAGGTTTACCCAACTGATGCCTATGTCGAGTTCACCGTTGAGGGAATAAAAGTGAAAGGAAAGGAAGCTGGCATCCCCGTAGCAACATATAACGGAATACCAATCATAAGATCCAACAACGTAGTCAAGGACACAATATCCAGAATCTACATCCTTGATCTTGACCACATCTCTCTCGACACACTAAAACCAATCTCATACATTGAAACAACCGATCCATTTGTCCAGAACACCTTTGGAAAGGAAGGGGTATTCTCTTGGATTGGTGAAATCTGGTGCGACAGATTTGCCGCACAGGGTAAGATCAGGGGATTGAAATAATCCTCTTTTTTATTTTTTAGAGGGAATAAAAATGGTAAAAGTTCGATACAACGGCCCTGAAACATTTTATAGTTACGAAGGAGTTTCTGGCCTTCGATACAGATTCAACGCACCCAACAGGGAAGCTGAAGTAAAAAATGAAGCCGATATTAAAATGTTCAAAGAAAAGGAAGGGGGATTCACCGTAATCGATGGTGTTAATCTTGGAAATTTACCAAAGGCCAAGCGTGGCAACCCACAGAAAGAGGAAAAGAAAGAGGATTGAGATAGATGGCATTTTCAAGCACAATTACAAGTTACAGTAAAGCTGGCGACAAAATGGTCACAAGGGGAACATACACAAACGGCAACGGAGAAACGGGAGGGGATATTGACACAGGACTCGCAATTTGCGAGTTTATACAACTTCAACCATCTGGAAGTTCTGTAATTGCAACAGCACCAGTTGTTAACGAAACCTTGCCCGTTGCAGGTAGTGCCGTGACTGTTGTTACCGCAGATAATGAAGATGGATACTGGAGAGCAGAGGGTTATTAATCCCTTTTATTTTTAGGGGGGATAAAATGAAAAAAATTACAATCACAATAATATTGGCCATGTTGATGGCCCTGATGGTGAGTCCGGCATTGGCGGCTGTCAACGTGGCAACGGTGCAATACGACGGGGCTTGCACAACCTCCACCGTTGCAGTATCAAGCGGGACTGTATCCGTTGTTTTGACGGCGGTCAAAGACTTCAACATCACTTACAGCGGCGAAGATGCAAGTGCGGTCACTATCACAATAGACGCAAACAGCTTCGACATCATAAGGACGGCTGTCCCTGTAATTGAAATATTATACACAGGGGGAGCAACAGCCTGCACAGCAACAATAGCGGCAGACACCTTGACATTGACAAGGGACGCAAACGCAACAAACACAACTTACGACCTGACAAATGCAAATTACAACACAATCGCCGAAGTGGTCGCTGCAATAGCGGCAAGGGACGATTTCAACTGCACAGTCTACGGGACAACTTACAACGCCTTCACATCAGCCGATTTGGTTGACATGGAAGCCACAAGTTGCAAGACGGCCCTTGACCTGACATTTTCAGGAACACAAACTTGGGATATCACTAACGCCGCATATAACACAAGGGGCGAAATGATAACAGCATTGAGTGCCGTAACAGATATCACAATAGTCGAGTGGGACGGTGACGACGATTCAGTCGCAACAGCTTTCGTTGACGCATCAACACAGGACATCACAACCCTGTTCACAGTGACAACTACCGAAACCCTGACCTATACAGTTGCAACTTACAAGACCTTTGGGGAACTTGAAGATGCTATGGAATCAAGGGATGACATATCAGTCACACCATCCACAGACGTTTATGTTCAGGCAAGATTTGAAACTCTCGCAACAGCACCTCTTGACGATCTTGGGGCGGCAGATATCAAAGGCACAACAGCAACACTTGCGGCAGGCGGAACAATCGACGACTCATTCAGCCCATATTACAAGATATCTGGAACACTTGACGACGTGTTGTTCTGTATGCAGTTACGACAACCGACCAAATGGTATGTTGCTTACGAATCAAGCGGAACAATCTATGTGATTGGCGGGCCATAAAAGAAGGGGATGGATTTGATGGACAGTTCACAGGTCACTAACGCAATAATTGGGATACAACAGGACTTGGCCACGATTAAAAACGACTTGGAATGGATAAAAAAAAATTCTACAAGCGAAAATCTTGCCATAAAAGAAGTATGCACAAAGATTGAAGAAGTCGAGTCTTGGCAAGATAGGGCAGAAGGTGCAATCACACTCGCAAAGATACTCGGCGGAATGGGGGCTGTTGGGCTGTTCATGAATATTTTGGAAAGATTATTCGGTGTTTGACATGGCAGAAGCTTTCAGGATACAATACACAGGTTCGCAAAGTTCGGCGACAATGTATATTGAGAATAATGTGCTTACTCTTACGATAGGCTCATCAACAACAACTTATGCACTGACAAACGCCTCTTATGACAAATTAGCCGAGCTTGTCACAGCACTTGACGCCGTAACGGATGTTGTATGCTCTCTTGTTGCGGCAGGGACAACATCGTCATCATTGTTAAATGACATCTCAAAAGATTACAAGGCTGACATCAAGACCTACATCTACACAGCAGGTTATTCAAATTACACAAGCCCGAAGAAGATTTGCTCCATTGTCAGAAGGACAGCCGACAAGATACAGCAGTCTTGGCTTGACGAGGCTGACGCTTTCATTGAAAACCTCACCGGCCATGTTTTCAGGTCAACAACAATATCTGCAACGGATATCAACGTCCCAAGCGGCGACATACACACAAGCGAAGACTACGCCTACCTCTATATACCAAGCTCAAACGCTTTCACGCTTGATCAGTATCCTCACGTCACAACACTGACAACATTGACGGTCAACGGAACTTCGGTAACGCCGACTTATGTTATAATCGACGGGAACACCCTGATATTATCCTCTGACGCTGAAACCACGACTTGGATACCTGGAAGGGCGAAGGCTAACGTGGCTTTGACCTATGGTTACCCTGCAACCTCGAAAGAGGGGATACTTGCGGCAGAATACGCAACACTCTACATTTTGCAGACCTACATGATAAAAGAGCTAATGGATGCAAAGCTTTCCGGTTCAACCGTTCAGCACATGGATGTCGTCATAACAGAGGGCACTTCTTCTGAAGATGTCACAAGACGTGAACTGCAAGCAAGGATGGCAGAGATTGAGAAGTCATTACCCAAAAAACAGAGGTTTGTATTAGGATGAGCACATTCAACCCTATAACCTTCTTGGCTAACGTGAAAAGGATATTTTCAGCTGCGGCAGGGTTAACCGGGATAGCGACTTGGAGCTACCCTACATTACAGACTTCAGAGATAAAATACCCCGCAGTTTTCATTGAGATTATAGGTGGGGAAACAGGGTGGTATTCAACAAGCGATCCAAACTCCCTCCACCGCTTCTATGTGAGGTTTGTCGTGTTTGAAGACCAGACAACAAGTTCTTCCAGTTTGGGAAGTTATTTTTCATCAATCATTGACGCTGTCGTTGCCAATCCATATCTAAAAGATTCGGAACAAGTGGCGACTTGCGAATATTTTGGGGCTTACGAAGGAAGGTCTATCGGCTTTGACGTGGCCTCGACTGAAATTTCAGGACAATTATCAAAAAATGCAATAAGAATTGACGTGCCCTGCAAGGTCAGGGACACATAAGGTGAATTAAAATGGTATTTTCACAACATGAGGCTTTCATAAAAAAGGAATCCACTTGGGGAACAGGTGTTGATCCCACAAGCACAACAACAGCACTTGCTGAAGTCTTGGGGGCTACAACAAATATTGATTACAGGATTGAGAACACAGTGGGTGCGGTAAATCCCGCAAGCTCCGCCTACCCGACAGAGATAAGTTATCATGAAGCAAAAGTTAGCGGCAGCATTGATTTCATGTTCATAAACGCAATGCCTTTCGTGCCAATGCTTGGAACAGTAACGGCGGCAGATCCTGTTGAAGGGCAGGCTCCTTACACATGGACAATAACACCATCGGCGACACCAGCACCGTTCACGACCACAATAATAGCAAACGGGACAAACGACAAGTGCAGGCAGATTTCAGGGTGTCTTGCCCAGTCATTGTCTTTCTCAATGAAGCTTGGCGAACCAATCACCGGTAAGCTTGACTTCGTTGCAAAGGGAATTGATATCAAAGAGGATGCATACACGCTCCCAACAACAATAACACTTGACGACGCAAAG